TACTGTAGTACCATCTAATGTACTAAATGTTTCAGTGATATATCCAGTTGTTGACTGAGATTCTACTGGAAGTGTTTTCCAAATAGCATTTAAATCTTGTGTTTCAAACTTTGACGGTACATAGTTCGCCCATACACGTCTCATTTCGTCATACACAAAGTTATTCATTGCAGGCTGTTTTAAGTATAATGGTAATACATTTGTTACTACATCAGCCGCTGTGTTATTTTGATCAATTACAATGTTGTATGCAAGGTTAGATATTTCTTTTGTTAAGAATCCGTCTTCAGCATACGTTTCAACACTTTGGAATGTACTTGTAGGGTCGTTAATATCAATAAACCTACTATGCCCAGCATGTGTTCTATTAGTTGCTTTTAATTTTCTAACGTTACTGCTTTGACTCTGAGGGAATACGTTGTAGTCCTGAGCCGACACCATTCTATTTTGCGTGTAAAACGTTTGCGGTGCTCTTGTTTTAATATTTTGTAATGTTTCGCTTGGCAAACTGTTACTAACTGATGACTGTAAAGAAAACGTCAATGTTAAACTATAGTTTTCGCCGGCGGCATTTGTATACGGCAATGAGATTGAAGCATTTTGAATATTAGCTGGCTTGATCGAATATCTTTCGTTATCACTTTGTCTGTGCCATATTCTAAACACACCGTTTGGTATATTACCAAAGTTACCGTCTGGGAATTTTATTCTAATTCCTTCGTTGTTTAAGTTTTCAACAGCATATAAATTTCTTGTACCTAAATTTTGACTGTTGTAGTTTAATGTTTGTCCTACTGTGTTAGGAATCTTAGTCCACTGATTTAGTACTGTACCTTGGGTAGTAACTTCTTGTACAAAAACATCAGTTTCATTAATATTAGGTAGTGGAATATCTTGTATTCTACTTTCAGCAGGTGAAGTATAATCTGCATCTGTAAATGATAGTTCACCTTGTTTGAACAACATGAAGAATCCAGTATCAGCACTTGAAAATCCTAAACCATCATTTCTGTAAAACATACCAAATGGGTTAATTGGATTTGGCGTTTCTTCAAAGAAAAATTTGTTATCAGTGAAGTTACCGTTACATACTTGGAACGTTTTTCTTCCTGTAGTTGTTTGTCCAGCAAAGTTATAACTTATTGGGGAACCAATAGTGGTATTAATATTATATTTTTCAGTATTAATGCCGCCTACTTTGCCTGTCTTAACTGGTGCAGTAAATCTATTTGTTCCTGCAAATGCACTATTAATAATTGTAACAAATTGTTCAAAACTATCAGGATTATTTGCATCGTCCCAAAATACTTTAGTATTCTGTAAAGACAAATTTTGACTGTCTATTAACGGTTCAGTAGTTTGTACTGATGTTAATTTAACCAGCCCACTTGCTGTAATATTTCTACGTGGATTATATCCAAGCATTCTTGCAAGTTTAAATACTGAGTCTCTTCTTTCAGCAGTTTCTAAAAAGTTTTCTCTGCTGTTAAGATCCATTCTAAATGCAAGTGATGTAGACAGATATGCAAGTAATTCAATAATTGCAACAAATTCTGAACTTTCAATAAAGTCATTAAAATTTTCTGGGTAGTTAATTCTTACATAATCAACCATTGCTTTACGCATACTATTAAAGTCGTATGCTTGGAAGTTTATTTTACTAAATGCCTTGTAGGCAACTTTCCAGTCTTCCGCCGCAAATAAATTATTCTGTCTTTCTACAATTGCCATCTCTAAATCGCCTCGTTATATTCTTGGAAGTCTAAGTACAGTACTTCTGCACTATTGAGCATGATGTATCTTAAGTCAATTTCTGCTCTTATTGAATGATCGCCTTTAAATATGTTTATGTTGTTAACTGCTATTCTCGGATCGCGGTTACATATTCGTTCTAAGTCTTCTCTTACCATTTCCTCTAATTGAGGAGTGTCTTGTTCCATCAGTAAATCCCAAACTATACAACCAAATGTTGGTCGCATAACTCGTTCACCTTTTTTGGTGTAAATTTCGTTTAAAAGGTCACGTTTAACTAATTCGGAATCAACCAGAGTGTACGGTGCTGATACCTTGTCTACTGTGCTCATTCCTTTAAATTGTGCCATACAAGTATTTATCATAATCATTAAAACATGTTATAATTCGCTTGACAAATAGACTGTTCTAATGTATACTATGGTTATGAAGAATGTAATCTACATACATGGTGCTAATGCCAGCCCAGATAATTTTAATTATTATACAATAAAATTACCCGAGCATCGTTATATTGCACCTGAATACCACATGGAAGACGATCCGTACGACTTAGTTGAGCTGTTAAACCTAAAAAAACAAAGAGAATTTGGGAATGAGCCAGTAATTCTTATAGGACATAGTTTTGGCGGCTTGTTAGCAAGTTGGTATGCAAGTGTGTACCCTAAAAATGTAGAACACTTAGTTACTATAGCAACACCTTATCAAGGAACGCCTGTTGCAAGGGTGTTATCAATGATATTTAGAAATAAAAAAGTGTTTGAAAACACTAAACCTGGTGCGCCAGTATTAGAATTATTGCAAGAAAAGACGTTTAGTGGTCCGCACACTAATATAGTATGTACATCAGGCTCAAACCCACTTGCAGGGTTAGGCGGAAAAGCAAATGACGGCATGGTATCAGTAGAAAGTCAAAGTTCACCACCACCTGGTTTTATAAACACGCAAAATTCCTTTATAGAAGCCGGTCATAGCGGGGTTCTGTTAAATAACATTGTAACAGAAATGTTGAGCGAAATAATAAATTCATAATCGAGGTTAATATGTCCGAAGCACTTAAAAAACAATTTACAAATGACACTCTTGAAGAAGAGCTAAGAGTCATGCTTGTTGATAAAAACAATGAATGTAATGCATTAAGGCAAAGAGTTAGTATTTTAGAGCAAACAGTTGCTGAAGAACAAGAAGCAAAATATAGAGCGTATATTAGGGTTGCTGATTTACAAAAAGAGGCTAAGTCGACCCAAGTCCACCCGACGCAATAAAGTCTAAATTTCTTTTTCTTAATCTTGTAGCCATTTGAGCAAATGTAGTGTTTGATTGATTAACAAATAACTGGCCAATATCACAATTGTCAGGCGTGTTAAATAATATGCCTTCATACAATCTTCTATCAACGTAATCTTGTCTTACTTTAACTTTTTTACTATTGCCTACAGTTCCAGTTCTCCATCTTTTCATGTGTGCAGGAACTTTAAAATAAGCAGGCGGCGTTTCATTAAGATCTTCAAAAACTTTAGATTTAACAAAATTATCAATGCCAATATGCTGAGCAAAACTTGTTAAAGCGGCCATTTGATTATCACTGAGTACAACCTTTGGTAATGCCTGTGCTATTTGTTCTCCAACTTCGGTAAGATCGCCATTAAGTGCTAATGCTGTGCCTATTGCTCCTAAGCCGTTTTTAAAGTCAACAACTTTAATACCAGATTTTCTGTCTATATAGATATACGAAGTACCATCTACAATTAAATCAATGCCCTTAGCATCAAGTTTTTCTGCAATTAGCTCTAATAAGTTGCTATTGCTGTTGTCCATTATTACTGTCATGTTATCTCTATTATCCTTTTGGTGCCGGAGGTGGGGGTGTTGCTGAAGATTTTATTTCATCGACGGCTTCTTTAACTGCCGCATCAACTTTGCCAGTTACAGCACCTACTAATTCGTCTTGTAACCCTAATGTTTTGTTTTGGATATCAAGTGCAAATGCACTCATTTCTGCTTCAAGTTCTTTTAATTTTTTAACTTGTCCAATAATTTTTTGTGACAATGCATTTGAGGTAGGAAACCGTAATGGAGGAATTACAATGCCTAACTGATTCATCATATTCTTCATACCATCGATGCTTTGAAGATTTTTTAGAGATGCCATATCAAAGTTTGATAGTTGCTCTGGTAATAAGTTTTTTAAGCCAGAAAGTTGATCGGTAACTTCTGCTTTTGCTTTGTCAATAGCGTCAGTGGCCGCATCAGTGATGCCTGCAGGATCAACACTTGCTAATCCTTGCTGTTCCGGACTTTCTTCACCATCTGCTGATACATCTTCTTCTAATGTT